GGAGGAGGAGGAGGAGGAACGATGAAGTGGTTCCTGTCGATCAGTTCCGCAGTGCTCGTCGTGGTGCTGTCCGCGATCACGGCCCTGATGTTCGTCATGCCGGAGGCCACAATCGCCAGCAAGGTCCAGTGCGTCATCTCGCTAGGTTGTGCGTTAGCGCTGCAGGGCATGGCGCACGTGGCCTGGTACGAGGCGGGTACGGACGCCCGTCCCCCTTACGACGAGCACGCCACGACCACTGTCGTGTTGAGCATCCGGCTCTTGGAGGACTGATGCTGCCCCTCTACGTGGTCACCATGATCGTCGCCACCGTGGTGCTGGCGTGGTCGGCTGTGGAGCACGACCGGTGATCCCCGCCCTGTCGTTCGTGTTCACGGCCGCTTCCGCGCTCGCGGTCGGCTACGGGGCGGCGTTCCAGGCCCCTGTCGTATGGGTGCCGGCCTTTGTCGGGCTCGTGTGCTCCGCGGTGCTGCACGGCCTGTCGTACTGGGTCTTCATGGAGGGCCGCGCAGCGCCGGAGGTGGAACACCTGCCCGTGCTGTGGCACAACCCGTACTACGGCACCGCCCCTGTCGAACCATACGGGAGGCCCCGGGTGTGATCTAGTTCATAAATCCCCTAGCTTGCGGTATAGCAGTTAGGGGGTTTATGCTTAGTGTTAACAGCCCACACGGAAGAAGGACTGCAACGAGAGGAGACGATCATGGACGACGAGAAGGTCGCCGCATGGCTGGCCAGGCCGGAGGCGCGTATCGGGACGGGCGGCAAGCGGGAGGTCATCGACCTCCTCGAACAGGAGCTGGAACGCAGCGAGCCGGACCCCGGGAAGATCGTCGCGCTGTGCGCACGCAGGGCACTGCGCGAGGACGAGAGGCTGCACGAGGACTTCCCCTACACCCGTGTCGAGTTGTCCAAGAAGGCCTGCAAGGGCGCATTGCGCATCGACCCGGATGAGCTGTCGAAGATGCGCGTCGTCCAGGAGTTGATGCTCGCCCTGGTATGGTCCAGTACCAGTGATCACACGGCTCTGAACTCGGTGGTGACGGATTGCATCATCTCGCCCACTATTGAGAACCTGACCCGTGTGATCGCGCTTGTGCTGGCACTCGGGCTGTGAAAGGAAAAGGAGGGGGATATGTCTCTTGCGGAGAAGTACTTCAACCATGAGATCAGTTGGAGGCAGGCCAAGAACGAACTGTCGGCCCGCGTCTTGGCCAAGGGGCGGCACAACGACACGTGGTGCAGGGCGGAAATGTTCATCGAGTACTGGCTGGATGAGCACTTCGAGTCAGCTGATGACGCAATCAGCGCCCTGTCGAGCATCTTCAAATCGCTCGATCCCGATAACCTGCTGACTGAATGGGACATCCTAGTTGAAACAGGGCGCATGTGCGCCAGGGGCGAGGCCATCCCCGTCATGCGGGTCCGAGTGCATGACATGCTGTACCTGCTGGATTCCGAGGATTTGAATGTTCCGGTTTTGGTGTGAGCGCAGGAGGAAGTCAGTGGGATCAGTGATGCGGCAGTGCCCGAGGCGTTCTTCAACAAGATCGTGGAACTGCTGCGATGAACAACCAACAAGGAGGCAGAATGAACTACAAACGAGGGTTGGCCTCGCTGGCCACCGCATTCGCACTGGCTGTCGCCGGATGCTCCGCCGCGGATGTCGCGTCGAACAACATCAGCCAGGACAGTGACAACTTCCGCGTGCAGCGCAGAGTCGTGTTCGTCAACGGGATCACGGACCAGTACCTGCTGGAGATCGAGGGGCTGTGCTCGATCAAGGACTCCAAGGACGACAACTCGAAGGGGCAGCTGGAGGTGACGTGCAAAGTGGGGGACTCGCAGTACAAGAAGCACTTCCTCGGGCTCAGCGACAACGTGACCTACGTCGTCGAGCAGCTTGAGCCGTCCACCGAGGACGTGTACCACTACAAGGTGGTGTTCCGCCCTGAGACGATCCTGCCCGACATCAGTGTCGAGTGACAACAAGCAACCATACGGAGGAGGACAACATGCGCATGCCGAGTATCAGGGACTTCAACACCGCAGTGGCCCGTGTCGAAGAGGTCGTCCATAGCGGCCCCAATCCGCCCATAGTTCTACACGGGAAGCGCTTGCTGACCGAGGAACAGCTAGACCGCCTGGAGGACATCGTGACGTCGTTGTTCGAGCCGATGTTCGACAGTTTGGAAGAAGGTGCCGTCGTCGAACTCGATGGGCGGGAGACGATGCTCTCCAGGGCGGGCCTGAGCGCATTCGCGCGGGGCACTACCGTGAGTATCGGGCCGAATATGTTCGTGAAGACCGATGTCGCCTACTGGGCGCGGGGGTTCGAGGGTATGCCGCTGGGCATGACCAAGACGGATCACGTCTTCTACATGATGGCCAACGCGGATACGCGGCCCGTGGTGACGACGCCCCGTTGACAACAACCAACAAGAAGGAGACAGATATGATGACCAACTACAACAACCAGCTTTTCTACAACATGAAGCACCAGATCGTGAACTCGAAGGCGTCAGAGGCCAAGAAGGAGCGCGCGCTGGAGTTCTTGATGGCGGCCGCGGAGCCCGGGCGCGATGACGTGCTCGGCGCACTGTCCCTGATTCCAAGGGTTCTTGAGAGGGATTATGTGCCGCTACTGGGATCATCGGTCAAGCACCGGTTGGTCCGCGCGCTCTTGGAGAACGCGGATGTCGAGGAGGGTCGCGCGAGGCTTCTCGATGACGTTCTGGGGATGGCGGATGTCGATGCCGAGGACATCCTCCGCATCCACGGGTGGGTGCGGGCACTGCCCGGGGATATGGGCCCCCTGGATTTCTTCGATGCCTGTGTGATGGCCTTGATAGGTATGAAGCCAGCTGTTCTGAGGGAGAAGGAGGACGCCGAATGAGACTGCTTGCCAAAGGGGTGTTCGATGGGAGCATCAGCGTCGAGCGCGCGGAGGCGGCGCTCTTCGCGCGGATCGACAAGGCGCCCCGCAGTGTTCCAGCACTCAGGGACCGCGCGAAGATGCTTGTGCGGGAGTGCCTTGCCGGTGTGTACGACACAGAGCTCGATCTGTACGTCGAGCTGTTGGCGATCATGGACTGCACCGACGCCTCCAAGTCGATGACCAAGTGCGAGGTCGTCGAATGCGCGGCGCGGCTCATCATCCAGGGCACGCCCCTGCGGCGCGTCAGGGACTTGCTGTGCAATTATGTGATGCTGCTCGCAGTCAGCGAGTTCCCCGACCACAAGGAGATCATCTGGATGCGCAATGCGATCCGGGACATCGATGCGCTGATCGACCGCACGGAGTTCTTCGACAGTGTGATGTCCGTGCTGCGATGAGCAAGAAACTCAAGCTGTACGAGTACCAGGATGAGTCGGGGACCGTGCTCACGGCCTTCCCAGCCATCGCTGAGCCGCATATGGGCCATTGCGTCGTGCATGTGTATGATGACCCGGAAATGCCCGACATACCCGAGTGGTCGCGGGACGTGGCGGCTGGCCTCGGTGTCGATGTTTTCACAGCGGGCCCCGTGGCAGTGGCCCTGTGGCTCATCGAGAACCGTCCTGGGGCTGTCGACAATCAGCTGGTGCGCATGCACGAGGAGAACACCACTCCAGTCAAGGAGGAGAAAGAATGAATAAGAAGTTGAAGGTTTACGCACGCGGGTCGTTCCTCACTGGGTCCGCGAGCATCGCCGAGCGCTGGGACGAGCACATGGTGCTCCACGAGTACGACGACCCGGGGCTGGAGTACTATCCCGTGTGGGTGCCCGTCCTCGCGGAGTCACTAGGCGTCACCACCAACCAGCTGAGCCGCGGCGCGCTGCTGATGTGGTTGATCGACAACCACCCCGGGGCCGTTGCGGCCAAACTGCGGCACATGCGGGAGGCGTTCGAGGAGAAGATCGGCGTGTGGGAGAGTATGCTCCCCAGGTCCATGACGAACACGACGGTGGACCTCCACCCCGGTCAGGGAAGGCTGTTCTGATGGCGGACATCGAGGAGATGCGCGCACGCGCGGCCCACGCCAGGGCCTCCAGGGGGAAGACGAAGGACCCCTCCATTGAGCACCGTAGGAAGACGTTCAACTCGGTGTTCCTGCGGATGGTCCGCGACGCGGGTATGTCGTTGCACGGTTCCAAGGAGTTCGGGTTGCCGGACTCATCCGACGAGTACTTGTACCGCAGGCTCATCAGCGGGAGGTTCACCATCGACGACCTGATCCGCGTGTTCGACTACGCCCCTGTCGATGTCACGAAGCTGCTCCAGGCCGTCCGCGAGCCCAAGTCGCCCGCACGCATCGAGGACCTGGGGATCGAGACACGGGTCGTCTACGACACAGGGGGCTCGGAAGACATTGTGTTCAGCGGTCTGTTCACGGAGGTGGATTGATACTCATGGACCAAGTGGAGGTCTTCGCCTACGTGTTCGTGAGGGACGGTATGACCCGGGAGGATTTCGTTGAGGAGATGGGCCGCTACGGGATCGCTGGTGTGGAGCTGGAGAAGTGGATCGACACGCGCCACGCGGACGTGCACGACGCGATGAACGACTTCCGGGCCCTGCTTGATAGGCTGGGTTCGGAACAACCAACAACAGAAGGAGGGCTAAGTGCCTGATATCGATGCATTCGCCTACGACATGCAGTGGTGGTGCGACAATGGGAACCTGGGCTATGACCAGGGAAACAGGTGGGACCTGCGGGTGGGCGGTGAGACCGACTGCTCGGCCCTGGTCATCGGGTGCCTCAAGTACCGCGGGTTCGACACCGGGAACGCCACCTACACTGGGAACATGGCAGCGAACCTCGTTCCGCGTGGCTGGGAGATGCTGGACCCCGGTGTGCCGAAGCAGCGCGGGGACATCCTGCTCAACCACGGCAACCACGTCGCCGTGTACATCGGGGACGGACTGCTGTGCCAGGCGTCCATCGACGAGCGCGGTGAGATCGCGGGCGGTGCGTCCGGCGACCAGACCGGGTACGAGACCAGCACGCGCAGCTACTACGACTACCCCTGGGATTGTGTGCTCAGGTATACTGGCTCGTCCGACGGAGGGTCCTACACCGGCCCTGTCGAGACGGGTTACAACCCGAACGGGTATGGCGAGTCCTATGTGGCGGAGGTCCAGAACCTGCTGCTGTCGAAGGGCTACGACGTGGGTCCCGATGGAGCCGACGGCGTGCTCGGCGCGAACACGTTCGAGGCTGTCAAGCGCTTCCAGGCGGACCACGGCGGCCTTGAGGTGGACGGAATCCCCGGCCCCCAGACTGTCGCCGCGCTCAAGGGGTTCTCCACGACACCCGCGGCTGTCGTCTACCCCGAGCTGGAGGTGGACGGCTACTGGGGCGAGCGGACCACGGAGATGCTACAGGGCGTCCTGTCGGCCACCGCCGATGGCACGGTCTCCTCGCAGCCTGTGTCGAACCAGGGCATCCTGCCTGGCTGCACGTCGGGCTGGGAGTTCGTGGACGACGGCTCCGCGGTCGGGTCCTACGTGATCGGCATGATGCAGAACCGACTTGGTGTCTACGATGACGGGTTCATGGGGCCCCAGACTATCAATGCCCTGTCGGAGTGGTACGGTATCGAGGGGGACGGCGTTCTCGACGCGCCGTCCCTGACGATCATGGCGATGCAGCGGAAGTTGCAGACAGGAGAGTTCTGATGGCAGAACCCAAGCACGCACTCACCACCGACCGCACCAAGTGGCCGTCCTTCACCCCGGAGCGGCGCAAGGCGCTCTACGGGGTTGTCGCGGCCCTGATGGCCTTGGGCACCACCTATGGGCTGATCGCCCCGGAGAACGCCTCCGGGTGGCTCGAAGTGGCCAATCAGGGGCTCGGTCTGATCGCGCTGGTGCTGGCAACGATCCACACCGGCGGGACCTACGAGGCCCCCGTGTACGGGACGCCCGAGGAGTGAGTGTGCTACACTGAGTCCCACGGGTTGGGTGTGATAGTCCAGGGCCCCCTCTCAGCAATGGGAGGGGGCCCTGTTTGCTATCCTGGTGCTGTGGACCACGGGAGGAGGTGAACAACATGTTCAAATCTATGCAGGAGCCCAAGGCGGTGACGGCTGTGATGGTCGTCGTCTACACACTGCTCGTCCTCATGGGTGCCTCGCTCCTGGTCGGAGTCAGGCCGGTTCCGGCCACTGTCGCCATCGGTGGCGTGCTGATGCTGCTGGCCGGTGCGGCGGGCGCGCCGTCCGCGTGGGTCGGCAGCTGGTGGTTGGAGGGGCCCGCGGCACTACTGGCCGTCGCCGGCCTCGTCATGGTGGCCCTCAGCGAGTTCATCGCCAACCCCGGGCATGTACAATGGCCTGGGCACGTACTTGGATTGTCGGTAATCATCGCGCTGTTCTTCTTCGGTCGCGCGCTGCGCGTCTGGCCTTATTCGTACAGGCCGGGTGTGCTGCCCAAGTCGAGGCTGGAGGAGGCCAGGGAGGGTTACGAGAGGACCAAGCGCGAGTACACCAGCATTGTCGAACAGTAACCAAGAGGGGGTGGCATGGAGACAGCTATTGTAGGGCTCGTCTGCTCCATCGTCACACTCGTGGTCAAAGCCCTCGTCGATCTGTGCATCGACAGGTGGAGGGTTGCGAAGAAGGAGCGCGAGGAGCGCGAGGACCTGGAGGCCGAGCTGCGGGCGTTGGCCTTCATGTGGAAGGAGCACGCCTACGCCGTCCGCGTGGCGGCGGTCAAGGCGGGTGTTCTTCCTGATGAACTGCCCGCGGTACCGAAGGAGGCATGATGGTTGGAGTCATCATCCTGGCCGTGGGGCTGCTCGGGTACGGGCTGGGGGCCACGATCACCAGGTGGCGCGATCTGAGAGAGTTCGAGAGGTTTGCGAAGGAGGTGCATGATGAGTTCCAGCGATGCGCTGAAGGCTTTGATCTCCAGTGACGAGCCGGGCGTGAGGGGCCGCCGCGAGGCGGCCCTGTCGCTGTTGAAGCGAGGCACCAACAGGAACCAGATCATCACCCGGACGGGGTTCACGTCCGAGGAGCTGTTCGCCATCGAGCAGGCGTACTACGAGGCCCGCGGGGAGCTGTCGCCGCGGGCCATGCGGATCAAGCAGATCGACAGGCTCGACGCCCTTGTCGATCTCGCCTACGACCAGATCGAGACGTTCGGCCTGGCCGACTCGAAGGGCAACTGGGGGCAGAACCTCCAAGCACTCCTGGCGGTCCTCAAGGAGATCAGCGAGGTCGCCAACATCAAGCGGCAGACGATCACCCACGAAGTGCGTGTGATCGAGGAGAAGCAGGTGAACGTCATGTTCTCCTACGTCAACCAGGTTCTTGAGGAGTTCGTCGCCCTCATACTGCCGCACCTCGCACCCAAGGCCAGGAAAGCCCTGGAGGAGAACCGCGCCTCGTGGTTCGACACAGCGGTCACGAAGCCCGCTAGGCTGCTGGAGGCCACCATTGAGATGGAGGAGGACTGATGCTGCCGTTCGGGGCCGTCGCGAAGAAGTTCTCCGACACCAACCGCGAGGAGGTGTGGCGCAACGACCCCGCGAAATGGGCAGAGGACCACGGCCTGTTCATGTGGTCGAAGCAGAGCGAGGTCGCGAAGTCGGTGGTGCGGCATCAGAAGACGCTCGTGGTCACGGGCAACGGCGTCGGCAAGGCTTTCCGGCTGACTGAGAAGCTGCTGACACCGACAGGCTGGACGACGATGGGGGCTGTCGTCGTTGGTGACTGGGTGTACGACGAAGAGGGTTTGCCCACCCGCGTGACCGGCAAGTCGCCGGTGTGGGAGCTGCCCCTCTACCGTGTCGTGTTCGACGACGGCGCGGTTGTCGAGTGCCCCGGGGCTCACGAGTGGGCGACTCTCACCAGTGCTCAGAAGCGGGCGCACGAGTCCGCGGGCGGCGACGTGTGGGACTTCTCGAACGTTCATGAGACCTCCGCACTGTTCCGGGCTGTTGAAGAGGGTATCGAGCACTGGGTGCCATGTTGTGGGCCAATCGGGTTCGAGCGCGACGAGGTGGAGGCGTTTGTCGAAGAGAAGGGCCGCACTACCGCGGCCGGGGTGTCGCACGTGGAGTTCCTGGATGCCGACGAGGCCATTCAGTTCGAGCACTTGGCCTGCAAGGCGGGGCTCAAGCCCAAAGCGGCTTTCGTCGAGGGCTGGTGGCATGTCGCCTTCGAGCTCAACCCCCGACAGCAGCCGATGCGGCGGATCACCAGGATCGAGCGGGCCGGGACTGGTGAGGTGCAGTGCATCGAGGTGGACTCGCCGCGGCACCTTTACCTCGTCGGCGAGCACATGATTCCCACGCACAACAGCCGTTTGTCGGCGACACTGGTCAACTGGTGGGTGGACACGCACCCCGTGGACGACACCACGGTTGTCACCACAGCGACGAACTGGAAGCAAGTCAGGAACGTGTTGTGGAAGGAGATTCCACGGGTCAAGGCCGCGGCTGGTGTCGAGGGGCGCATCAACTCGAACGCGGAGTGGAAGGCCGAAGGCCGCAAGGACCCCGTGGCGTTCGGCATGAAGCCGGACGACAAGGACGAGTCGGGCTTCCAGGGCGTCCACGACCAGTACGTGCTCGTAGTCCTCGACGAGGCGGGGGGCATCTCGAAGGAGATTTTCACCGCCGCGGACGCCATTACGACGAACAAGCACGCGCGTATCCTGGCCATCGCTAACCCGAACGACCCCAGCTGCTACATGGCGGAGGTCTACAAGCAGCAGCTGCGGCTGCCCGAGGAGGAGCGCCTGTGGAACATCATCCAGTTCGGTGCGTATGAGTCTCCGAACTTCACGGGCGAGGTCGTTCCCCTGGAGGTGGCGACGCGCCTCGTGCAGAAGGAGTGGGTCGAGGCCCGCAAGCGCGAGTGGGGCGAGGACGACCCCCGCTTCGTGGCGCGCGTGCTCGGCCAGTTCCCCGATGTGTCGGACGATGGGTTGTTCAACATGGGCAGGGTCATGCAGTCGATGGAGCAGTACAAGGACCATGACCCCGACGTAGGCGCACCGGTCACCATCGGCGTGGACGTGGCGCGGTACGGCTCGGACTCGTCCGTGGTGGTGTCGAATCAAGGCGGCCACATCCGCGTCCTAGCACGTTTCCAGGGCAAGAACGGCCCGGAGCTGGCCCGCGAGGTGGGGATGATCGCCACGGAGGCGGGGGCTGTCGAAGTGAGGATCGACGCCATCGGCGTTGGAGCGTCCGTGCTCGACAACATCGAGAACTATCTGCCCCCGAACATACAGGTCATCGGAATCCACGGGAATGCGAAGTCCGCGGACTCGACGAAGTGGTACAACTGGAGGGCCGCGATGTACGACCAGTTCGCCAAGGATGTGGCGTTCGGGCGCGTGTGGTTGCCCGATGATGACGAGCTGTACTCGGAGATCGCCTCGATCAAATACGAGTACAGGGGCAGCGCCCTGCTGATCGAGTCGAAGGAGAACATGCGGAAGCGTGGTGTGAAGTCGCCTGACACCCTCGATGCGGTGGTATACGCCTACCAGGACATCAACGCCCTGTCGAACGGCATCGGCACGGGTGATGGGCTTATCACGCTCGATGATCTGCTGGATGACGACGATGACGACTGGTATGATGACTGGTCGGTATTCCTCGCGTGATAGAATCCAGACCATGAGGTACCAGAAGATTCTGCGCGAGGCGATGAATGGGTTCTCGCTCTCGATGGCGCGTCTGCGCCGTGAGGACATTGACTGGCTGCCCCTGTCGTCCATCGAGTCGTCCGACGAGCTGATCGGCCTGGACGTGATCCGCGACCACGCGGCCAGGGCGCGCCGACTGGCGACGCTGAATCCCATCGTGAAGCGCGGCCTCGTCGTCCGAAACGCTTACATGTGGGGCGACCCTGTGGTCTACAAGGGGGCTACGAAGTACGTCGAGCGCGTGATCGCCGAGAACGCGAAGGCGTGTTTCAGCGTACAGGCGCGCGTTCGCGACGAGCAGGCGTTCAACACGGACGGCTGTGTCGTCTACCTGATCGACAAGGCCACGAAGACCGTGACTCCTGTGCCGCTGTCGAGGCTGGCCGGTGTCGCCACAGACAACCGCACTGGCGGCGTGATCGGCCTGCTCATCAATCCCGTCGTGCAGGGCGAGCCGACATGGCACCTCCTGTGGGACAAGAAAGGCGCTCGTATCACCGACTCCCCGTACCGGGTGGACACCCGCTTGACGTGCGTCTACACGACCGTGAACCGCCTCATGAGCGAGCGCTACGGCAAGCCCGATCTAATGGGGGCCATGTACTACGCGAACGCCTACAAGGAGCACCTGGAGACCGCGCACATGATGATGCGCAGCTTGGCCCGCGTCGCGTTCAAGACGACATCGGTCAACGCCAAGCAGCAGCAGGCGGTGCAGCAGCGCATGACTGGTATGACCGTGGGCACCACGGCCTCGATGGGCCTGGGGCAGGACCTCCAGGCCGTCAACAAGGCCGGTGCCGGCGTCGATTTCGCCGCGGGGACGCCGCTCGCCGCGATGGTCTCCGCCGCGCTCGACATCCCCTTGTCGGTCCTGCTCACGGATGGTTCGGCAGGTGGACGCCAGGGTGCGGAGACGGCCTTGGAGGACCCGACGTTCAAGGCCCTGGAGCTGCGCCGTCAGCTGCACATCGACATGCTGCACGAAGTCTGCGCGGCTTTGGGCGTCAAGGTGGAGATCGATTACGGGTCGATCAACAACGACCAGACGCACCGCCGCATCCAGTCGCTCGTTCTGGCGTACCAGAACGGCGCGCTCCACCAGGTGGAGATGCGTTCCGGTGTCCTCCAACTGCTCAAGATCGCAGGGGCCCAGGGGCTCGACGACCTGCCGGACGCGCCAGACAACACAGGGGCTGTCGATACCAGCATCGGCGACAAGGTGGGCCGGACGGGTGTCGGTGCCATGAGCGACGGCACGAACGACAACCGTGATAGGAGTACGAATGCTTGACATCAGGGAATCGGATGGCCTGGCACCGGAAGAACTCGGTGGTGGCAAGTACCGCATCAGGATCATCGCGCCAGGCCAGGGATCGAGTGGCGTCTACACAGCGGAGAACCTGGCCGAGTCCGTGGGCCTTTTCAAGGCGGGGACCGAGATGTTCCTCGACCACGCGACGGCGACAGAGGACCAGGAGCGCCCTGAGCGCTCACTGCGTGACTACGCGGGTGTGTTCCTGGAGAATGCCGAGGTCGGCGAGGACGGTGCGCTGTACACGGTGTGCAAAGTGTTCTCTGGCATGAATGACCTTATCAAGGACAAGTGGGAGCACATCGGGGTGTCGATCAACGCCTGGTGCGACGAGCCCTTGCGTGAGGACGGGACAGTGCCCGTGATCTCCGGCGTCCGCTCGGTTGATTTCGTGACTACGCCCGGCGCGGGTGGTGCGATCATTGATCTGTTAGAATCAAAACACGATACCGGTATCGAAAACCAGGAGGAATCTATGAGCGATGAAAAGCTCGACGGGATCGAGGAGCTGTTGAAGCAGGTCCTCGACCTCGTGAAGCCCAAGGAGAAGGAGGAGCCGAAGGACGATGGTCCCTCTGACGCGGAGATCGCCAAGAAAGCGCTGGAGGCCGGAGAGGCCATCGCCGAGTCCGGTCTGCCCGCGGTTGCGGCTGCCCGCGTCCGCGAGTCCGTTCTGTCTGGTGCCGACGTTCAGGAGGCCATCGAGGGCGAACGCAAGTACCTCAAGGAGGCTGTCGTCATCGAAGCGGCCCCTGCTGTCGAGGAGGACGGCGAGACTGCCCTCCGCGAGTCCTACACGTCGATTGGGTGGTGAACTGAATGGCCGTCAACAAGATCAAGGGCCTCAAGCCCGACATCCAGGTGTTCGAGTACACGGACACACTGTCGCTGCGAATCCCCGAGGCGCAGCGCCATCTCAAGGTCGGTGATCCTGTCCTCATCAACAAGGACTCCGCGGTCGCGGGCGTCCTCATGAGCGACATCGCCCCTGCTGCGCCTTCCACGGAGCCTGTCGAGAATCCTTTCGCTCAGCCGACCTACGGTCTGAACGGTCCGAACCATGCTTCTGTCCGTATCAAGGGTGGTGTGTTCGAGCTTCCCGTGAAGCTGTCCGGTCAGCAGGCCGAAGTCGGTGATCCTGTCTACCTCAAGGCGTCCACGGGGGTTGGCAACCAGCCCGTCCTGTCGTTCGACAAGACGGGTGCCGATGTCGTTTTCGGATGGGCCAAGGAAGAAGCTGGTTCCACGGCTACCAACTCTGTCGTCAAGGTCCAGGTCGTTCTCGCAACCGGCTCGATCAAGGCCTGATAGGAGGAAACACGAATGAAGTTCAAGAACCAGGTCGAGTTCAACACCTCCCTCAAGGAGGCCCTGGCGGGCAACCGTATCGAGCAGGCGCGACTCAAGGAGGCCATCACTTCCGACCAGCTGGCGCCGATGTTCATTCGCGCCGCGGATGTGCGATTCCAGGAGGCTTATGAGGCGTACGAGACCATCTGGTCGCGTATCGCTGAGAAGTTCCTCCTGAACGACTTCCGCAAGGCGTCCCTGCTGACTCTCAAGCAGGACCTCTCGGACGGCGAGGTCAACGGTGGTATGAAGACCCCCTTCGGCACTCTGCCGAAGGTGCCCGAGCTGACGCCGTACCCCGCGCTCAAGTACACCGCGGATGGTGCGTTCGTCACGACCGACAAGCACGGTGCGCGCCTCCAGTTCTCGTTCGAAGCATTCATCAACGACGACTGGAACCTGATCGAGCGGTTCCCCAAGGACGCCGGCGAACTCGCCGCGCGCACCGAGGACCTCCTGGTCCTCCTTCAGCTGTTCGACACGAACCTGACCGGTCTGCGCGCCGATGTGTTCACCGACGACAACCAGACGAAGATCGATCTGACCAAGGTCCCCGACGACCTCAAGGGGTCTGCCACTGGTGCTGCCGGTGCCGTGCCCCTGTCGTTCGACGCGGTTGTCGCCGCACGCCACCAGGCCATCGCGACGATCCGCGATGGACGGCCTACCTATGTGCCGAACGGGTTCATCCTCGTCACGAACCCGGCGCTCGCCGAGGTGGCGAAGGGCTACGCCCGCATCTCCGAGGTGCGTGTGACGAACGGTCGCCGCACCGAGATTCAGGCGAACCCGCTGGCGGACCTGGAGGTCGTGACCTCCGACCTGATCGTTGGCACCAAGGCGTGGGTCCTGGTCCCCAAGGGCGGTAAGGCGGGCAGCAAGTCCGTCCTCGTCAAGACTGGTATGCGCGGCCGCGAGGCCCCCGAGCTCCGTGTCCACAACGCGACCGGCCAGCTGCTCGGCGGCGGGGCTGTCGATTACCGCGAGGGCTCGTTCGACAACGACGACGCCGAGATCAGGGTGCGCCAGATCGCCGGCGCCGGTCTCGTCAACTACGACGGGATCATCGGCTCCAACGGCGCATGAGTGCAACTGAATAGCATGAACCCCCGGGCTCCGGCCCGGGGGTTCCGTGTAGGGTATCATACCAGTATGATCGATTTTTCCACACCGGTGGGTCAGGTACGGGTTCTGATCCCCGACCTGCGCGAGTTGGAGGACCTGCGGGACCTCCGCAAGCCGAAGCGCTACCTGTTCTCCGACGAGGAGATCGGGGCGCTGCTGGCTGTCAACGGCGGGAATGTCAAACTCGCCGCGGCGGACGCCTGCGACGCCATCGGCACCGACCGGGCATTGCAGCTCCTCGTCCTCAAGACCGACGACAAGCAGACCGACGGGGCGAAGCTGCTTGAGGCGTTCGTCAAGCGGGCCGCGCAGCTGAGGGCACGGGCGAAGGAGGACGCCCAGTCCGATGTCGGCTTCGAGCTGGTGGAACTCTCCTTCGAGCCGTGGGACTGGGCGGTGCGTTTCTGATGGGTCTGTCGTTGGAGCCGAACATCCACCCCCTGTTCATGGACGCCGCGTACTACCCCCTCCAGCTCCTGTCGAACTCGCGGGTAGCGGTGTACAAGACGCCGGACACTGTGGAGCACGACTGGGACCCGGACAAGGGCCTGTCGTCCAAGCTGTTGGTGCCGATCTGGCGGGGATGGTCCAATATCACGGGGAACATCGACTGGCGTGCGAGGAACCGTGAGTGGGCGGGCGAAGTCACGGGCGTGCACGCCTACCGTGTGCAGCTCATGCACATCGACAAGAACGAGATGGTGGACGAGGACATGTGGGGCGACCCTGCCCTGCGGGTGTCGTTCGCCGAGGGGATGCGGGTGCAGATCATCGACATGCCGACTGACCGCAGGGTGGAGGGCTTGAAGCTGGTGGTGCGCAACTCGATGACGGACTCACTGTTCTGGCAACCGACACTCCTATGCGACATCGAGACGGGGGACACTGATGGCGCGCACTAAGAAGACAGCCCGCTTCGACGGGCGCGTGTTCGGTGTCGAGGTCACGGTCTCGTCCGACCGGTACGGCACCGCGGAGCGCTTGAAGCGCAAGATCATCGACGCGACGTGGAAGCGCGTGGCCGAGGCGGCGGAGGCCGCAGCCGCGGCGACGACGGAGTACGGACGGCAGCTGATCGACACCGATCCACGGCGTGTCGAGACGGGTTACATGCGTGACCAGTTCAAGGCCGTGGCGTCGAAGGGCGGCAAGACAGTGCGGATCGGCTGGCCCGACTGGGACGCCGACAAGCCGTACTACGCCTGGCAGGAGAACGGGACTTATGGCTCGCGCACGCGCGGCTACTCCGGCTCGGGGCTGCGCGCCAGGGCGAAGCGCGGGAAGTCGAGGCGGAAGGGCATCACCCCGGCGAAGTACCTGCCGCGGGTGTCGAAGGTCTTCCGCGAGGAGTTCTACGGGAGGCTCAAATGAGGGATAGGACACTTGAGTTTGATAAGGCTTGCCTAAGTATTCTTAGGTCGATCAAAGATGTGGAGGTGTTCGACTCGTTCGCCCGCGATGTGAAGAAGCCCTTGTACATCGTTTACCACGGGGGCGCGGAGATCAGCCGCAGCCTGTCGATGTTCAACGCACTGGACGGGCATGGGAACGACGTGTTCGAGCACCCGTTCCACATCACCGTCGTGGCGGAGTCCAAGGAACTGCTGGACCGGCTGGTGTCGAAGGTGAAGGAACTCCTCGTCGGCGCTGTCCTCATCGAGGGTTCGGGCGGAGTGAATATCTTCGCGTCCGAGGGTTCGACCGCTGACCATGACTCGACGCTGCGGCCCGCGGTGTACCAGAGGCTCATGAGTTTCTACGTCTACCTGGACAGGGGGTGAGGAACAGGAATGCGAGTACGGAACATCCACACTGGATTCGTCGTCGAGAAGCGCCCCGAGGAGTGCGCGGTCTTCCCCGGCATGTACGAACCGGTCGAAGAGACCACTCCGGTGAGCACGAAACCGTGCTGTGGGAATGATACCATCAAGAACGAGACCGATACCGACACTGAGGAGGGGCAGTAATGCCGAAAATGCTCTCGCCCAATACGACGATCTACTGGATCGCCGCTGACGCCATCGCGAAGGAGGACGACCTGTACAAGGCGTCCACCTACACCGCAGGAGGTGGCGGCACGGCCAAGGCTGTGAACATCTCCTGCGCGATCACGACCGATATGACTTTGAACGCGACCGACTCGGACACCGATGATTCGCGTTCGATCTGCGACAGCGGCAACGCCAAGACGCCCACTGTCGCCAATTACGAAGCGTCGTTGACGTTCTTCCGCGAGGCCATTGCCTCCGGCCAGAAGGCGGCTGGCAACACCTCGGTGTACGACAAGGCCTTCCAACTCTTCAAAAGGGGGACCCAGGACGGCCTTGTTGAAGGCTACCTCGTCAAGCGCATCGGGTTCAAGCAAGACGCCCCGATGGAAGCGGACATGGAGATCAGTGTCTACAAGGTAGTCGCTGACAACCCCCGCGACGAGCTAGGCGACGGGGACAAGCCGATCCAGTTCACCGTCCCCTTCCAGCCCCAGGGGTACATGCAGACTTACCGCAAGGTCGCTGCCTGATAGAATGCCCCCGTACCCCGCGGTGCGGGGGTGTTCTATACACAGAAGGAGACTGACATGACATTCAAACTCTCAGACATCATCAGCAACATCAAGGTGTCCACAGCGACTGTGGACATTCCGCTCGACACCGCGGACGCTCAGCGGTTCGTCGAGCTCGCCGAGGCCGCGAAGACCGCCACCATCGTCGAGGAGGTCCGCTCGATCACCGACACGGCCCCCGGAGCGCAGTTCATGGAGGAGCTGGAGGAGCTGCGCAAGAGGACCATCACTGTGCGCCTGCGGGCGCTGTCGTCCAAGGAGCTGTCGGTCCTGCGGCGCAAGGTATGGTCCGATCCGACCTTCACGATGAAGAACGTGAGCGCCGAGGAGAAGGAAGTCCGCTCCGTCGAGCGGGAGGAGCGGCTGTTCGAGTACATCATCGCCCAAGCCTGTGTCGAGGTCGTGGACAACGCCACCAACGAAACACAGAAGGGCCTGTCGTTCGACGAGGCCGCGGAGCTGCGCGGCGCGCTGCCCGAGTTCCTGTGGGAGAAGCTGAAAGAGACCTGGGGTATCGCCCAGTCCAACGGCGCGGCTGTGTCGGAGGCGATCTCCGACCCTACGTTTCGTGGGGACGGAACTCGGCAAACAGGAGAACCAGTGGATGCTCCTGCTGCTCAAGACGGCGAGGGCTGAGGGCAAGCCCCCGACGTTGTTCATCGGTGGTGTCGGAATGCTCGCACGTGTTGATCGGGAGTGCATAGAGGGCACATGGTTCGACACCCCGATCCCGCAGTCCGAGTACACGGAGCTGGACCTGGCCCTGTCGGCGGGGTACCAGTACTACCTCGACAGCCTGTGCGGCAAGTGCGGAACGCCCCTCTGGTACGCCAGATCGACGCACAGCGCCATCGAGTTCGAGGTGGAGCACTCCGTCTGCCACGCTTGCGCCGAGCTGGACCGCGAGCGCGAGCGGAACCACGACGGCCCCAAACCGGGCGACACCCCCTATGTCGTGGTGACGACGACCGAGTACGCGGACGGCACCAAGGAGGAGCTGCCGGACCCATTGGAGGCCCTGGCCCTGGTGGAATGAAACCGTGCCCCTGGTATTATTCAGTTAGTACCAGGGGCACGGTTTCGTACACGTAGGAGAGGCAGCGCATGGCGGACGACTCGATCAGAATCGACATCGATGTCGATACCACAGGGGCCGACAAGGCCGCGCGCAGCATCTCCGCACTGGAGAAACAACTCGAAGGGCTCCAGGATGCCGTCACCGCGCTCAAGTCCCCCGGCCCGCACGGTGGGACCGTCCTCGACTCCCTCCAGCTGAACAGCTCGAAGGTCAAGAATCTCAAGGACAGCGCGACCGCGCTCAAGGGGATCGCCGAGGCCCTGTCCGCGGTGTCGAAGGCAGCCGATGGCCTCTCCGGCGCGGACCTGACCGGGGGCGTTGACAAGGCCGTCAGCGCGTACCGGAAGTTCGTGTCCGAGACGAAGACCATGACAGCGCTCGCCAAGGAGCAGGTGTCGAGGTTGAAGGACACGGCCTCGGCGATGCGCGAGGTGGCGTCGGCGTCGAACGCGATGGCAGATGCCGAGAACAAGGCGAAGAAGGCGCAGGCCAGCCTCAACCAGTCACAGGCCCGCAAGACCGAGGCGCAGGCAGGTAAGCTGCGGGCCCAGGCCGGGCTGGTCAATGCTGAGAACGCCCTCCCGCTCCAGAAGCAGCAGGGCCGCGACGAGCGCGCGCTTGTGAAGGCCAAGGGCAACGAGGCAGCGCGTCTTGCCGAGATCAATGCCCTGTCGAGGCTCCAGGAGGCCGAGCAGCGCACCGCGGCGGCGACAGCAGCGGCGGAGGCGAAGCGTGAGGCGGCGGCGATTGCGGCGTCCGCACGGATCACAGCGGCCAGGGAGTCCGAGGCGGCCCGCACGGAGCGCGCCCAGTACCGCGAGGACGCGCTCACGCAGCGCCAGGCGATCCGTTCGGATTCCAGCGACTACAAGGCGTCGCTGCGCGCGCAGGAACAGGCCATCGAGAAGGCCAGATACGCCGCGCGCGACACCGCGGTGTACTACGGGGCCGTCGCAACCGCGCTCGGGGGCGTCATCGCCGCCGCGGCCAACGCGGGGGCCGAGCAGGAGCGCGCGTTCGCAGACGTGCGCCGGACGGCCCAGGGCACGTCCAAGGACCTGTCGGACCTCCAGCGCGCTTACACAGCGCTGTCCACGACGACAACCACGTCGTTCAAGGACTTGGCCACCATCGGCACCCTCGGTGCGCAGATGAACATTCCCACCAAGGAGCTTGAGGACTTCACGGCTGCGGTCGCGAAGTTCTCGACGGTGACGGGCATGGGCGTCGAAGCGGCGACGACGGCGTTCGGGCGCTTCGGCCAGATGATGGGCGGCCTCAACGAGTCCACGAAGGGCGCGGGCGACGGGTACGCGGTGCTGGCCAACCAGATCGCGGACCTGGGCGCGAAGTCCGTGGCGACGGAGCCGGAGATCGCGAACATGGCGGTCTCCATTGCTGCGCAGGCGAAGGCCGCTGGGCTGTCGCAGAACGAGACCCTGGCCCTGTCGTCCACGCTGGCGTCTCTGGCGATTCCGAAGGAGTGGGCGCGCGGCTCGCTCCAGCGCATCTTCAACACGCTGAACGCTGCCGCAGCGGAGGGCAGCGACGCGCTCAAGACCTACTCCGCGGCACTGGGCGTCACGGATACCGAGTTCCAGCGTCTCTGGCGCGACAACCCGAACCAGGTGCTGATGGGCGTGCTCCAGTCGGTCGCCGACATCGGGGACAAGGTTCAGCGCGCTCAGGCCATCAAAGACCTGGGCTTCAAGAACGTCCGCGATGTCGAGTTGATCTCGCGCATGAGCCAGAACCTCGGTCTGTACGTCGAACAGCTCAAGGAGGCGCAGGAGGCGTCGAAGGGCACGTCGTTCATCGACGACTCGATGGGCATCATCATGGACACCCTGTCGGCGAAGGTGCAGGCGTTTCAGAACGCGCTCCAGAACGCGGGCGCGACCATGAACAGTGGTTTCCTGGTGCCCCTCAAGGCCGTTATCACCATCGCGACCGGCGTCGTGAACGCCTTCGCGAAGCTGCCCGCGCCCATCCAGGCGTTCGTCGGGGCGCTGGTGGCCGTCAACGTCGCCCGGGCGGGGATGGTGGCGACGAAGGCGGCCATCGTGGGCATGTCGGCGACGTACCTCCAGATGCAGAACCGGGTGCTCCAGGCGACAGGCCAGACCGAGTTGTCGTGGGGCACCGTGTTCCGCGCTGTGCGCCAGGCACAGACGGGTGTGTCGGCCTACGACCAGGCACTCGCTGCGAACACGGGCACCGCGAACACCGCCGCTGCGGCCAACCAGCGGCTCGCTGCGAGCGAGAACGCGGTCGCCGTGGCCGTGGGCAGGGCGGCGACCGCGAAAGCCGCCCAGAACGCTGCACAGGGGGCTTCTGGCGTTGCAGGCGCCGCGGGGATCGCCGCGCAGGGCGCACGCATCGCCGCAGGCGCGGAGCAAGCCGCCGGGGCCCTGTCGAAGGTCTCGTCCATAGGCTCCGGCATCATGGCGATGTTCGGTGGGCCCTGGGGCCTGGCCGTCACCGCGGGCATCACTGTCGCCACCACGGCCCTGTCGTTCTTCGGGGACTCGTTCCAGTCCGCTTCTGAGAAAGCCGAGAACTTCAAGTCCGCTGCTGGTGGGTCGAGCGCGATCCTGAACGCCCTGGCGCAGGACACGAAGGAGGTAGGGAATGGCACGCAGACCAGCTTCGCCGAGTTGAACGCGACCATCGAGCAGAACGGGCAGACGCTCCAGTCGAACGGCGAGGTCCTGGGCTACTACATGGACAAGACCGGCCAGGTCGTCCAGGCGACACACGCCCAGGCCGATGCTTTCGGCTACTCGACGTTGAAGATCGGCGAGCACACGCAGGCGCTCGTCCTCGACGCCATCCGCGGATCATCGTCGTTCAAGGATATGTCGAAGAGCACGAAGCAGGCGCTCGCGGAGATGGGTTTCTCCTACGCGGAGTACGTGCGCATCGCTACGACTTCGGAGTCGCAGGGCGGCGGAAAGGCCGCTGCTGACGCCTACATCGACGGCTATATCCAACAAATCGAAGCACGCAAGGCCGAAGCCGCGGAGGCGTCGCAAATGCAGAATCCTGTGGGGGGTGATGACCCGGCGCTCACGGGGCTCGCCAATCAAGCCGCGTCAACAGCCCAGTACGATGAGCAGACGAATGCTCTGAACCAGTTGAAGTCCTCGACGGAGGGCGTCGGCGGTGCGATGCGCGATGCCCTGACAGACGCGCAGCTGTTCAGCCAGGGCATGGACGAGGCCGGAGACGCGACCGAGGGCGCGGGCAACAAGGCCGACGACGCCGACGACAAGTTCACGGATATGGCGTCGGCGATCCGTGGGATGCTCGACGAGATGTTCTCCTCGACGGACGCCGCTGCGGCGCTGGACAGCGCGTTGCAGCAGGTGTACGAGTCGATGCAGGAGAACGGGACTTCGATGGACCCGAACTCAGCTGAGGGGCAGGCGAACATCGCAGCGATCTCGAACTACTTCGAGAAGATGGGCAACGCAGCTGCTGCTGGAATCGAGGAGATGGGGCTGACTGGTGATGAAGCGTACCAGTACGCCCAGCAGTCGATCCAGGACACCATTGACTACTTGTCGGCCCAGGGCTTCGACATGTCGCAGTTCGAGGCGCAGCGGAACGCGATGGCGGCTATCATCGCGCAGCCGTACCAGTCGGGCGAGGTGGACCACACTGCCACCGATACCTCGTTGAACCAGATGGTGAACAACGCCGCCGCCGCTGTGTCGCAGGCTCAGGGTTTCCTCGGCAAGGTGCAGGCGATCTGGAACGCGATCTCCGGGTACCAGGCGCAGATTGGGAACACGAAGTCTAAGACCGGCAAGGGCTCGTTCACGCTCGGCAAGAAGCCAACGCTGCGCACCCCGACGTTCTCAAACCGTAACGCAGGCAAGTCGGCGTTCAGCGGCGCCAACTTCCGCGAGAAGCCGCAGCGCTCCTCGCGCGGTGGAGGCGGGGGCCGTGGATCGCACGGTGGCAGCGACAGGTCACCGTCGTCACGCGCCCGCAAGGAGACGAAGACCGCTGAGGAGATTTTCGAGGACTTCATCAACCGGTTGAAGTCGGCACTCGACAAGGCGCTGACGAAGTGGTGGCAGTCCACGACCGCGCAGGACAACTACCGCAAGTCGTTGAACAGTCTGCGCAAGGACGTGGAGAACACGACCAAGAAGATCGAGGACCTGCGAAAGGAGAACGAGCGGCTGAACTCGGACCTCAAGAAGAACGAGCAGGAGCTGCACGACGCGGAGTTCTTCAACGCTGTGGCGCGCAAGTACGGTGACCAGGAGCGCATCAGGTCCACGCAGACTGACATCGACACGGCCAAACAGGACATCGCTGAGAAACGCAACAAGATCAGCGACAACGCGAACGAGATGTCGAAGC